TTAGACTTTTTTGGCGTGCCGGCTGTATGGCGATATTGGTATGTTAACTTTTGGATCTGGTATTGCGCTGGGTACAATAGTTTCAGATATTGATTGCATTGTAGTGAAAGTATGTCCGCAAAATATATTGGAGCATTGGTAATACTGTTTGCGGGTTAAGTTACTAATTTCTTCACTCGATCTTATAAATGTTTTATTTCGGCAATGTGGACATTTCATGTGACAAACTCCTTTTTATTAAGCTTAGATTAATTTTACATTAATTTAAGATTAAGTCTAGTATTTTTCTATTTTACTTTTTATTTAATTTTGCATTGTCTTTTATTAAATGACCATAAAGTTTCGGTAAACTATAGCTTGATTAACTATCAACTTTAATGAGTTTTTTTGATTAAGTTGATGGCTCTTTGTAGTGAGCCATCATTTCCTGAGGATTGAAATTATTAATCCAACCTTGTTAAGGTTACTTTACTGTGCCTTTAGGCTTTTGGTTGGGAGTATATTTTCGTAACTTTGTTCTTGGGGTTTTATCTCCAATTCAACTTCAGTTGTAAATCCTGATTGTTTACTTAATGAATGTGTACATTTAGCAATGGTCCATTGGGTTGAATTTATTTCTGGTTTGAAACCATCAACTTCAACAGGCATTTCGGTAAATAAATCCGGACGACCTAAGGCAAGTTTGAGTTTAAAAAATGCTGTACCACGTTGAATTTTTTTCATTTCACTTTTAGCAGCTTCTATAGCGCTTTCTTCATTTGCATAGAGATATCTTAAAACTTTGATTTTATTTTTAGAACCCTCATAATGAGTTTCACTGTCATCTATTTGTTTTTTACAGATAATTTTTTGTGGTTTTTCAGTTGGGTTTTCGTAATTATACCAGAAAGTTTGCACTCCCGTATATTGACTACGATTACTGATTGTATAAGAGTGTGAGTTTCCTGACTCTCTTTTAATTTTCGCAGGTGGAATAGTCTTGCCATTTACGGTTATTCCGGCCCCCTTATTGAAGGCGATCAAGATATTATTTTTAACGGTGATTCCACCATTATACCCATCAATTAAACGTGTAAGAAAAGAGCTGTCTGATTCTAGTGTCTGGTCAATATGTGAAATATGATTTGAACCTATTTTTTCATCATAGCAATAAGTTAACTTATTTTTTTTAGCAATGTTTTTAATTATTTCACCTAAAGTAGTATTATCATAAGATGCTTCATTTATTTCTCCCGATAGATTGGCACTAGTACCTTGAATAGTTATGATATCAGGTGTTCCAGAATGCGTAACTTGAGTAATGGTAAAAACATTTTTTATATTTGCTTCAAAGATTACCTCTTCTTGATTGTCCATCGTAGTTTTTTTGTTATCAGCACTCCAGCCAAGCGTAATTTCTAATTTAACCTCTTTTTTGGGTAAATTAACTTTTTGATCGGAATCATCAATAACTAAAGTGATTGTATCTGCTTGAGATCCATTATTATCGACATATGTCATTGATATTAAACGATTATCAAACTTTTTAGTAATGTCTTGTTTATTATCATCATCTAATAATATAATTTTAAAGAAAGGGCTTGCCATATTGCACCTATTAAATAATATCAATAATATTTTTGATTGCACTTTCACTAAAGAAGTCTGGATTATCAACTCTAGTTAGTTTTATGGTGAAATCAATTTTACGCGGAGAGCCGTTACGATTTAGTTCGGTGTAAGTTTTATCAACATTATTTAGTACAAAAAAACCAAGTAGTACACCATCGCCTTCAATGAGTGGCATTGGTATTGATAAATTAGCCATGCGTTCTAAGTCGTCAATACTGACTCTACCATCAGTTATTTCACTGTATACTGTACCTGATAAAGTTATTGTTTCGTTATTAGGACCTGTAAATTGTAATGCTGAGCGTTGGTTGACTCTATTATTAGCTGCCCAGTTCCAACTTTTGTTTACTTTCATATTTTGAAAGGGTAATGTTTTTAAGCAAAAAACAAAAAAACCGTAGCACATCATCATTTTAGTAAATATCCCTTAAGCTGCTTCTAATTTGAAATAATTGTTGTTGTTCTCGACGATCAAGTTCTTGAGTGATCACTCTAGCGAGTTCTTGTTCGTTCATACCAGGTGCTGCATTGATGGTAATGTAGTATTGTGATGTTCCTTCTTGAATATTACTAATTCCCGAATTGTCAATAGGGGTTGTTCTATTATTCATAGTATTTAATGGCATGTATGGTGCATTTATTGTGACTTTGTCAGAAAATTTACTCATTGAATCTAGAACACCACCTTGCGTTCTATCAATCCATAGTTGATAGTCTTCAATAACATTAATACCGAATTTTTTAAAGACATTTGATGGTGAATTAACTACTAATTCTGATTTGAACCAACTGGATACATCATTACCAAACTTTAAAATATTATCTTTTAAGTCATTACATCGATTTTTCATACTATTTGTTAGCATATTAACAATATCACTCCCAAAAATGGTAAATATGGACAATAACCCATTTTCGCCAGTAAGAAGTTCTTTTATTTTGCTTGATATTGCAGCTATTTTGTCAGGCAATGACTTAATAAGATCCCAGACATTACTCACCACTTCAACGATCGTTTTAAATAGTTTTATTAGTGCTAATAATTCACTAAACCAATTAATTACTCTACCAATTGCATCACTGGTAGTAGTAAATATTGGGCCTAAAAAAGAAAATGTATCTCTTAATGGTCGTATTTCATTGGTAAGTCTTTCACAAAAACCACTGAAAAAGGCACTGAATAGTTCGCAATTTTTTCTAATTACAAGAGTAGTAGTGGCGACAATCCCGATAGAATTGAGTAAATATGCTCGACTATCTGTTGTGATAACAGTTTCTAATCGATTTAATGTACTTATAAAGATTTTGGTAGGTATTTTCCCTAGTGCACTTAGTGCTGTACTTATAATGGATGTAATTGAGATTATTTCTATAAACGTAGCTGCAAAAGTAGGGTGGTTATTAATCAATTGCCGGGTACTTACTGTTAGATTTGTTAACAATGGCATTGCACTAACTATTAGTCCTTGTATGGAGCCACCGATTGAATTTGATATGTTCGTTAGTGAGGCCTTTAACAATTGGTATTGTGAAGCGAAGCTTTTACCTTTGATATCGGCTTTTAGTTGTAACGAACCATTTGCATTTGGACTTTTAATTATTGTTTGTTGTTGATTAAGTAAAGGCAAATTATTAGTAAGCTTGTTTACGTTTTGGGTTTGTTTGGTACTAAATAGGTCTCTATGAATTTGTGTTTGTTGTGTTGTATTTTGTTGTTTAATGGGTATTTGTATTTTTTGTATTATTCCAATGGCATCAAATTCAAGTGATTGTAAAGTTTTTTGGAAATGATTTGATTGAGTTTTTGTTGATAAACTTTTGTCAATAGCGTACGTATCAGCAATTACTCCATCTGTTTTTATATTTAAGTTTAAGAATGCTGAATCTAATGCCATAACTTTTTTAAAATTGAGTTTATCAGCAATATCAACCATGCTTTTTAATTTTCTAATGATGTTTGCAGCATTAGCATCGGTGTTGTCACCTAAATGGTTAATCGTGTCAGTTAAAGTTTCAATATTTTCTATTGGAATTTTAAATGGGTTGGTAATTTCACTCAAATTCGTTGCTGATTTTTTGACTGGTAAACCAAATGTATTGGCCGATATTGTCGAGATTTTGGTGAAATTTAGCGGTTGTTTGTGTTGTTCACTTATTAAATCGCTTTGTTTGGTTATACCTAATTTGACATTGTATTCTATTTGCTCAGCAATACCCAATGCTCCTTTGAGGGGCGATATTTGTTGGTTAAATGATTGAATTTTAACTTTAATATTGTCAACTGATTTAATTGGTTTTCCTTGTAGAACACATAGACTTTTAACTTGTCTTGCTACCTTATTTATTGCAGGCTTAAATTTAATAGGGAAATAAAATGTTTTTTCTAATTTTTTTAATGTCGGTTTGTCGACATTTACTCTAGTTTCTTTTATTTCTTTACTTTTCGAGATTCTTTTTTCTTCATTATCTGAAATTTTGTTAACGATGATAGAATTAGCTTGTATTGCCGTGATTTTGGTGAAATTTAGCAGTTGTTTGTGTTGTTCACTTATTAGATCGCTTTGTTTGGTTATACCTAATTTGGCATTGTATTCTACTTGCTCAGCAATACCCAATGCTCCTTTGAGGGGCGATATTTGTTGGTTAAATGATTGAATTTTACCTTTAATATTGTCAAATGATTTAATTGGTTTTCCTTGTAGATCACGTAGACTTTTAACTTGTCTTGCTACCTTATTTATTGCAGGCTTAAATTCAATAGGGAAATAAAATGTTTTTTCTAATTTTTTTAATGTCGGTTTGTCGACATTTACTCTAGTTTCTTTTATTTCTTTACTTTTCGAGATTCTTTTTTCTTCATTATCTGAAATTTTGTTAACGATGATAGAATTAGCCTGCTCATTAACTTTTTTTAAATCATTAAATTCAGAAGTCTTTACATTAGACTGAGGCTTATTCGTATTATTAGCTCCAAATCTATTATTTTCTTGTTTTGATTTTTTCTTAGATTTTTTGGTCATAATTAACTCTATATTTCTGATTTTGATTAATGATGTTTATATTGAGCGCATTAATTAAATATGATTTTATTTTTAAAATTATATAAAAATCAATAACGTCAAATGGTACCTTTTATTTTTTATAATTTATTTAGTGATTATTCTTGATAATTAGTACCATTTCTGACACGAGCATGCTCTCGCCATTCCATGAGTTCAGATAAATTTAGTTCATCCATGGCAGACGGTTGCCAATGAAAGATTAACGCAATATCTGCCATTGCCTCTTCTACTCGGTTAGGGATTCCTTGTTGGCATCGTTCAAGTTCGGGGACAAAAAATTAATTACCTCTTTAGTAATTTCCGATAAGTCAATTAAATCTAAATTAAATACTTCATGTTCAGCAATAGATGGTGTTGTAATGCGTGGTAATACTTTTGCTAATGAATCGATATCTAAATCAATAAATTCGAGTAATTTAACTCCACGTAAATCACCTGTTAAAGGTTTGCGAATAGTTAATTCGTTTATGGTGGATTTACCTGATGTAATTCCAGTTTTTAAAGTGATTTTTTTTATATTAGCCATTTGTTTCCCCTCGTAAGAAGCCCTTTCGGGCTTTTTTATCTAAATAATTAATTGTAAATATAATTTTTATAGTCCAATTGCATTGCGTGCTTTTGATAGACGATCTTTACCATTTACTTTGTCGATCATGTTGATCACGTCGATTTCAATAATTTCTTCGTTATCGACGATCTCTTTATAGTAAGTGCATTTCGTCGTAATTTTGGTTAGGTTGCTTCCACCCAGTTTAAGTTCACCACGATCGTGTTTTTTATGACGACCGTTAACGATAATTTCAACTTTAACAAAGTCTTCACTATCTTCTTTTTGATAAGCACCTGCAAAACGTAAAGTGACGCCATTAAGTGAACTACCATGCTGTTTTAGTACTTCATGAGCTAATCCACCGATTGTCCATTCAATATTTAATGCATCATCTTCATATCCCATGTCGATTGGAACGCTTGCTGGCATGCCTGCACCACGATAATTTTCAAATTTTCGTGTTAATTTTGGTGGTGTGAATGATTCGACTTCACCAACAAAAGAGTTTCCGTTGACATAAACATTGAAGTATTTGAGTTTTTTTGGTAGAGCCATTTAATTATTCCCCTTAGTTAGTGGCGACAGAATTAGCCAGATCAACCAAATATTTATCGGTAATGCGTTGGCGTAACATAAGATTTTCAAGTGGCGGGACAGGTGTATAATCATAATCAATATATAATTTACCTGCTTTTAGAATGTCTGCTGTATTAGCTTCAGGATCAAACCATGCTTTACCATCAATAATATAACCGTTAGATTTTAATTCACGGAATTTATTATTAATTGATTCAATTAAATCTTTAATTAAAGAAGCATGCATTGGTGCGTCAACTAATTGAAATTGTGCTTCAGCGATAGTGTCAGCTAATACTTGTGCTGTACGAGTGTAGTTTTCAAACGCAAATAATGTATCAGCAGAACAAGTTCGAGATCCCCAGAAGCGATAGCCTTGATTGCAAATTAAGGTAGTTACATCGTGTTCGTTTAAGTAATTTGAATCAGAACTTTCTTCTTGCAAATCCCAAAATACATCGTTAGAAATACCTGTAACACCATTGACAGGAACATTTGATAATGTTTTATGCCAACCAACTTTCTGGTCAATTTGGGCACGTAGTCCTAAAGCTCTAGCCGTTGCAGCTAAAGTGACATTTTGTTTTTGTGTGTTATCAAAGCCGATAAAATTTGGCCAAATTACCATTGCTTCACGAGCACCTAATTTATCGCGATAAAGTACCGCTTGCTCTTTGGTTTTAGCACCAAAAGCTGAAACATAACAAAAGGCACGTAATTTTTGTGCTAATGAGATTAACGCAGTTGCAACAGGTAATGAGTCATAACCAGGCACGCCTAAAATACGTGGTTTTACTTTTAATTGAGTTTGTGCTGAAAGCAGTGCTTTCATACCAGTATATTTGCCATCTTCAGTCGTGCTACCAATGATATTTGCTTCAGTCTCTTCAATAGTTGCACCTTCTTCAACACGAACCGCAACAATAACAGGTGAACATTGATCTGCAATTGCTTCTAGTGTTGGTTTAAGTGTTCCTATTGAGCCAGCTTTGCCAATTGCAGTATTGACATTGGTAATCAAAACTGGGGTGTTAAGTGGAAAATGCGTCGCATCGGCATCATCGCCAGTACAAACAATACCAATAACAGCAGTTGATACTGTTCTGATAGAGCGTGAACCTTCGTTGATTTCGATGACTCGGACGCCGTGATGATAGTCGTTAGCCATAAGTTCTCCGTTGTAATTTACATATTGTAAAGTTAATGTACTAATCAATATTTACATATTTAATACAAAGGAGTTAGTGATTGGATTTGTACTTAAAATTATTACAATTTATATTGAAAATCTTTATCAGATATAATGTATATAACAAACTTAAAAACTGTCATTTATTATCCTAAATCGTATAGCTAAATGACAGTGATTATTCTTAAAATTAACTATTAGGATTTTTTGGCCAGTCAATATTTGGTGTTTGTTCGATATCAATGCGATTTACCAGCACTCGATATTTTTTCCATTCAATTAATAACTGTGCTTCTTGCTCATTGGCAATTTGTGAATCAACGGCATCTTGTAAATAACTGATTTGCGTTGTTGCTTCAGCGAGAAGTTGATTTTTCTTGGTTGAAGCTTGATTGATTTCATATTGATGCTGTTTATTTTTATCAAATTGCCATTTTTTTCCATCCCAGCTATCAAATTCACTGGCTGGTTTTAAATCAGTATAACCATCAGGAATTTCACCTACCTCTTGAAGGGTGGTTTCTGCACCTGTTTCAATTGAGTAAATTTTAGTGCCACGCAAATCTTTAGGATAGGTCCATTGTTGACCATCATGAATGATTGCCTGATTATCTTTAACACTTTTTGGTGCTTCTAAATAAGCATTAGCTGGTAAGCCAACACCAATTGGTAAATATTGATAGGTTGTTTGTAGAAATTCACCTTTGGCATCAACGTTATAAACAATTGTCCAACCGGCAGAAATTGTTAAGCCGTTATTATCTAATACTGCTGATTCTGGTTGTAATTGATATTTCATTATTTTTCTCCTAATTATTCTGCTTTAACTATATACATAAATGCGACATTGCGGGGACGGTTTTCATTGGCAACTGGTACAACACGTGATGCATTGAAGGAATAAACTCTCCCCCAATCATCAGCACTGCCTGTTCTCACTGCAGCACTCCATCGAGAATCAGAACTAAAAACTCCTTCTGCTTCAATTGGTCCTTGACCCGCACTTCGACCAACGACAGATAAGCGGCCCCATATATCTCTAATAGCATCTTGCTGCCAATCTAAAATCATTCGATTGGGATCAACGCCTCTAGCATTATCCCAACCCCGAATAAATTCGCCTCGCAAATCTGGTAATTTTCCAGATGGATATGCAGTAGCTAATTTTTGAAATTGGTTTTTATCAAATTCAGCTCCATTGCATTCAAAATATCCAGTAGGTGGATGAATTTGTGGCCATGGCATCGGCACTCCCACCGGTGTAATTTTATCTTTAACGAATTGCTCTAATACCTCTATTTTACTGGTGATTAATTCTTCCACATATTGACGGGTAGCTAATACTACAGATGGATCAATTTTAAGAGAAAGATCATTACCATTACCAATCATAAAAATCATTCGTACGACTTGTGTTCGACCACTGCCTTCAGATAGTTTTGGTTTATAGGTAGTAGGGCAATTACCGACAGCGACTAAAGTATCATCTTCATCATATAAACCGATTTCATTAATAAACCAACCACCCTGATTTTCAGGGATAACTAATTCAGCGATGATTTGATTAGGATTTTTTTCATCCGTGGTTAATGAATTAAGCGGTGCTTTATATACTTCATGAATTAATTTGGTTTGACTGGCATCTGGTGTTGTCGCACTACCATTTGCATCACCAACAGCCATCTTACATAATTTAAGTGGAATACCTAAAGCGGTAGCATTGGCTAGTAATGCTGCCCCTTGTTGAGTAATTAACGTATAAAACTTTTGACTCATATTTTCATTCCTATAAAAAATTCGAATCGCCTATAGGGCGATCGAATGAGCTGATTGTGTTTGTTTTAAATGTCTAGTTTATAAATACCTTATAAAGTGCATTAGATTTACATTTTATAAAATGGATTGCTAAAGATAGTGACACAGTCTAAAAAAATTAGTTAATGGATGGGGTTGTAAAAAAAATGATTACAAACAGCTAAAATAGCAAATCGCTAGAAATAAAGAATATGAATAAAAAAACCTTAGTGAAATTACTAAGGTTTTTGTTGATTAATTAGCTTTATTTTGGTTGGTTTGGCCATTCGATATTAGGCGCTTGTTCGATATCAATGCGATTTACCAGCACTCGATAGTTTTTCAATTCAACTAGTAATTAAGCATTAGCCAGTAAACTAACACCAATTGGTAAATATTGATAGGTTGTTTGTAGAAATTCACCTTTAATGTCAATGTTATAAACAATTGCCCAGTCAGCTCAAATTGTTAAGCCGTCATTATTTAATACTGCTGATTCTAGTTGTAATTGATATTTCCTTATTTTTCTCCTAATTATTCTGCTTTAACTATATACATAAATGCGACATTGCGGGGACGGGTCTCATGTCCGCCCGTATATGCTGTGTCAAAAATATAATCTTCTTCATATCTATTACTACCAGAACCCCATGGATTTCCATCACCTTGCTCATTGTAGGTTGCAATTAGTGTACTATGGTTGTGACTTTGAATCATGCAATCTTGCCAGCTTAATATTTCTCGATTTGGATCAGCATCTTTCCAGTGATCCCAACCTCTTATAAATTCACCTCGCAAATCTGGTAACCAACGATCATATATGGCGCCTAGTTTTGGAAATTGATTTTTATCAAAAGGCGAGCCATTACACTCAAGCCAACCTTCAGGAGGTTGATTACATGGCCATGGTTGAGGAATACCGATAGGTAGATAATTGTTGATATTTGCTGTTGTGATTTTTTCAGCCCATTTAGTCCATGTTTTTGTGCGAGAAAAATAATTTCTAATAAATATTCTACTGTTACTATATGTATAATATACCTGCGTGCA